CGACGCCGACCCCTGGCAGGAATACGCCCTGAACGGAGCGCTGCGGCACGACAGGAATGGCGACCTGCTCGCCAGGCTGGCGCTGATCAGTACCGCTCGCCAGCAGGGGAAGACGGTCATCGTGCGTCTGCTCATGGGCTGGATGCTTGCCGAGGGCCACAAGCTCCCCGCGTTCGCCGGCTGGGAGCAGATGCTCACTGCTGCGCACGACGCACGGCAGGCCAGGATCCCGTACAACAGCGTCCTGAATGACCTGGCCGGCTCCCGGTACGCTGCCGACTTCGCGCTCACCAGGCTCGCCGGCGTCCGATCGATGGACGGGGCGATCACGATGGACACGTCAACGGCACAGCCGGGGAGCCAGCGCGGGTCAAGCAATGGGCTCCTGGCCTGGGACGAGGTACTCACGCAGCGCGATTGGGCCATGTACGAGGTACTGGCCCCGACCCAGAGCGCGCAGCGCAGCCCCCTGATGCTGATGACATCAACGGCCGGCCACCCTGACAGCATCGTCCTGCGGTCCCTGTTCGATCGCCTGGTCCGTATTGCGTCGGGTGATGAGAAGCCTGACCCGACGTTCTACGCGGCCTGGTGGGCTGCGCCGGCGCCCACCGGCGAGCTGGACTGGCCATCGGTCGCTCGCGCGAACCCCGCTCATCCCCGGCGTGTGACCCGGAGGACCGTCAGGTCAGAGCATTCCATCCTGCCGGAGGCGTCGTGGATCAGGGAGCGCCTGAACCTGTGGCCCGAAACGGTCGTGGCGACGGCATTCAATGCCGGGGTCTGGGGGCGGTGCAGGGTCCCCGGAGCTCCCCTGGACGCTGCTCCGGGACCGTTCAGCCTGGGGATCAGTGTTGCCGTCGGGTGGCTGCGCGCCACGATCGCTGTTGCCGGCGAGCGATCGGACGGCAGGATCGGGGTCGAGGTCTTCAGGGAGTTCCGGGGGAGCGAAGATCACCCGGTCACCGCCGACCAGATCACCGCAGCTGTGACGGAGTTCGCAGAGAAGCGCGTCCCGTCCTACATCGCCTATGACGCATCATCAGGGATCGCGTCGGCCCTGGGCCGTCATTCGATGCTGTCGGGGCTGAATTACGACCCCCTGAAACCTTCGGCCGTCGTTGCCGGATGCATGGACCTGGGGGAAATGCTGACGTCCGGGAGGCTCGCGCATAACGACCCGCTGTTTGATTACCAGCTGCCCCTGTCAGCGAAGCGCTTCGTGGGGTCTGACGGCGCGTGGCGATGGGGTGTGCAAGCCTCGGCCGGGGACATTGACGCCATCGTCGCCCTGACGATGGCCGTTCACGCTGCTGCGTACAGGCCCCTGGTACCGGGCATCCTCTAGCATCCTTGCATCGGGGGTGCATACTCAACGACGTGTCCAGCATGATCGACAGGCTCCTGGGCCGGGAGAGCGCGCCGGTACCGCGCTCTGCCCCGGCCTATGTGACATCAGGGGCCTACCCCCTGCTCCCGTTCGGGGTATCCACCGACTCCGTTCTCGCCCTGTCTGCGGTCGTCAGGTCGCTTCAGATCATCACAGACGGGCTGGCGCAGCTTCCCTGGGTGCAGTTCGGTCCCGACGGCCAGCCCGTCGGGAGCCCCGATCGGATCGTGATCCGCCCCTACGAGGGGATGACGCGCCGGCAATGGGTGGGCGAGGTCTGCATCGGGCTGGCCCTGGAGAACCTGGCCTATCTCTGGCGCGTCGAGGGGCAGCTGATCCCGGTCCCGGTTCGCTGGATCATGCCGGCGACGACATCGTCAAATCCCCTGGCGCCGGCCGAGGCGTACCGCATCGGCAACCTGGAGGTCCCGGCTTCCGACGTCATCGTGTTGCGTCGTCTGCCATTTCCCGGCGTTTCGCCCCAGCTGTCCAGCGTCGTTCGCCTGGGCCGTGCCGAGTTCGCCGCGATGCTCGCGGCCGACGCCTATGCGGGTCGGTACTGGTCTGCCGGCGGCGCTCCGGTGACGATCCTGAAGATGGACCAGGCTGCGACGCTGACCCAGGCCGAGGACATCCGCGCTGCCTGGGCGACGGCAAGGAGCATGGGGCCCGACTATCCGGCGATCCTGCACAGCGGACTGGACGCCCAGACGTTCGGAGCAGACCCGACGTCCGATACGGGCGTCGCTGCGCGGCGAGAGATGATTGCCGATGTCGCGCGGTACTTCGGTATCCCCATTCGCAAGCTGGAGAGCGTCATCGCCGGGGCCAGCAACACGTACCAGAATGTCGAGAATGAAGGCCTGGAGCTGGTCCGGGGGACGCTGTCGGGGTACATGGGGATCATCGAAGACGCGATTACCGACGAGCTCGCAGCCGGTCACATCCGCCTGAACCCCGACCCCCTGACCCGCCCATCGATGCTGAACCGATACCAGGCCTACGCGGTTGCGATCGGGGCCGGGTTCCTGACGCCCGACGAAGTGAGGGCCGAGGAGGGACTCGCCCCGCTCCCGGAGGGCTACACCGCTCCGGGAGTCGTGTCCCCGACGATCGAGGTAGCTGCCGATGTCTAGCGCTCTGGTAACACGCGACGTGCCGGGGGTCCTGACGGTCAGGGCTGGTGATCAACGGATCATCGAGGGGATCGTTGTTCCCTGGGACGTCGTCATCGATGCCCCTGACGGCAACTACCGGGAGACAATCCCGGCGAGCTCTGTCCGGGGCCTGGTGCCTGGTGACGTGCGCCTGGAGGTCGGCAAGCACGGGGGGCCCGTCGTGGCCCGGGGTATCGAGGCCGAGTCAAGGGCCGAGGGGCTGCACATGGCGTTTGTCGTCCCCCGGACGCGGGCCGGCGACGATGCGCTGGAGGAAGCCCGCGCCGGTATCTGGCCCGACCTGTCCATCGGGTTTCGACCCGTTCGCAGCAGGAAGCGTGGGGACGGGGTCACCGAGCGCACGGAAATCGACATCCGTCGCGTCGCGATGGTAGAGGCCGGGTCGTATCCCGGAGCGCAGATCACGGCCGTGAGGGCCCAGGAGGAAGACGCTATGGCAGATTCGACAATTAGCCTGAGCGGCACGATCACCGAGGAGGCTGAGGCTCCGGCTGCTGAGGCTCCGGCTGCTGAGGCTCCGAGGGCTGCTGCCCCGGTCCCGGAGCTCGTGAGGGCCGTTCGGGCCCCGGCCATCGTCACGCGCCAGGAAATGCCGTACCAGCATGGGTCCGGGCAATCGTTCCTAGCGGACGGCTGGCGCGCGATGCGGGGGGACATGGCAGCTGCCGAGCGCATGGAGCGGAACCGGCGGTACGTGGCTGACCTGGACCTGAGGCTGCGCGCCGGCGAGGTGCTGTCAACCGAGATCCCGGGAGCGTATCCGAACAGCTACGTACCGGGGCTCCTGACGGATCGCATCCTGAAGGGTCGCCCGTTCGGGTCGTTCTACAATCGGGTGGCGATCGCTGACGGGCTCCCGCGCATCTTCCCGAAGGTGACGACATCGACGACGGTCGCTGTGCAGTCCGCAGAGGGTGCGAACCCGGCGGCGTCCGACTTCGCGACTACGGCCGTGACAGCGACCCCGCTCCTGTACGGGGGCGAGACGGTCGTGAGCCGGCAGGTGCTCGATGGGGCAGACCCGTCGGCCCTGGACATGATCATGAGTGACCTGATGGAAGCCTACGCACAGGCTTCCGAAACGGTCATCAAGACGGCTGTGGAGGCCGGTGCGACCGACACGGGCATCACCCTGACCGCAGCGACCCCGCACGCGGGCCTGGTCGGCCTGGTCGTTGACTTCCAAGGCAAGCGTTTCATGCCGGCGACGGCGCAATTCGCTCCCCCGCTGCTCTACGCAGGGGCGATCCAGCAGCTGGACGCCGTCGGCGGTCGGCTCCTGATGCCGTGGCTGGGCCCGGTCAACGCAGGGGGCCAGACGCAGGCCGGTGCCGCGGGTGGTTCTGTCCTGGGCGTTCCGTTCATCCTGTCGTGGGCGTCCACGCCGGGTTCCGGCGTCGGAGCCGGTGGCATCGTGATCACGGGCCGCGCTGATGACTACGTCATCTTCGAAAGCAATGTGGCGCAGTTCAGCTACGACCAGGTTGCCGGCCCCTCCGGGATCCGGGTCGGGCTCTGGGCGTACCTGGTCGTCGGGACTCGCCGGGGCTCCACGAAGGAGACGGCAGCCTAGTTCCCTGATCGGGCCCGGGGGGAGCCTCCCAACCCCCCGGGCCCGACAACTCCGAGGTCTGACAAATGGCGACCTTGCCGTACCCCGGCAACCTACAGACCGCACAGACCGGTAACGCTGACAGCTCGAACGTCATTCAGCGCATCGGCTCCGATGCGAACCTTCGGCCACCGATCCTGCGCATCACATCAACGGTCGGGGCTACCCCGACGGTCACCGTCAACGTGATGGGCTCCGGCGACGGGGTGACCTGGTGGAACGTCTCGTACAGCCCGCTGACATCCGCCCCCGGCGACTGGGCCAGGGTCCCGATCGTCATCACGACAGCTGCAACCGGGCTCTATGTCCTGATGCCCGGACGGCCCTGGACGTTTCTGAAGCTCATCATGAGCCTGAACACGAACGTCACCCTTACGAGTGACCTGCTCTGATGGCGACCGCCCCCGCGCGATACGTGCGAGACGGCGCCTGCTGTGTGCAGCCCGCGCCCGGTGATATCGGCCTGTCGTCCCTGTCAGCGGTCGTCATCCGTATCGCGCTCAGCAAGATTGATGCGGACGGGGTGGCGCATCCCGGGCTGGTCGGCGACGTGGGCCAGGTCATCGTCATCAAGAGCTCTGCCGGCATCGGGTGGAATGTCGTCATAGGGCCAAATCCGGCGATCGTTGGGGATTACTGGTACGACGTGACCGGGGACGTGGCAGACGCCGCGGGGCTGGCCGCTCTCACCGGTGATGTGATCGTTCACCTGCCGGCCGATACGACCAATCCGGCCGGGCTCTGGGTCACGGGGACAGAGATCCTGGCCCATGTGCGGGTCACCAGCCCGACGGCCGATGATGCGGCGTGGGCCGATGAGTGTGCCCGCGGCGTCAGTCACGGGATTGACAACTACCTGGGCGTGCAGCCCGATCCGCTCCCGGTCGGGCTCTATGACGAGGTCCACGCGAACGCCCTGACAGCCGGTGGGGACGCCTATCGCAAGCGTGATACACCGTTCGGAATGGCGGGGTACAGCGATGCTGCCGGGATCAGTGAGCGCGTTGCGCGGGACTACCTGAACGGTGTCTATCCCCAGCTGGATCGATGGCGTTCCATCGGGATCGCCTGACGTGGCGACCGTCGCCGGAGCGCGGGCGGACCTGGCCGCGCGACTGACGGCAGCTGGCATCGTCGTGGCCGAAACCGGCGGCGCAGCTGCTCCCCCCCAGGCGATCATTGTTCCCGGCGAGCCGTTCGTGGAGCCGTTCAGCCTGACGCGCACGTCGCGTACCGTTCGCTTCAGCATCGTGCAGCTGATCACGTCGGCGAGCGATCGCGCGATGAGCGCTGCCATTGACGAGCTCGCGCAGAAGCTGTCCCTTGTGACGGCCCCTGGTGGTACCGGGTTCGCCTGGTCGGCCCCCGTCGTATCCGCCCCCCGGGCCTACGAGGTCGGGGGCGCATCCCATCTTGCGCTGACTGCCGAAGTCTCCACCATGATTGCCTAAAGGAGGTCTCCTGATATGGCCGCTGTTGTCGCTGTCCCCCTGTTCCTGCGAGATGTCTACCTGACGCTGAAGATCGGAGCCGGGTCAGCTGCTGAGTTCCAAATGTTCGCGAAGGTCGCGAAGCTTCAGGTAACAGCGGGGGACATTGTCACCGTGGCCACCCTGTCCAGTGACGGTCAATTCTCCAGCGTCGGGTCACCGTCCTACGCCCTGATCCTGGAGGGTGTGCAGGACTGGACAGCCACGGGCCTGTCCACGTTCCTTTGGACGAACGATGGGGCCGTCGCTGACTTCGAGCTGAACGTGGCGAGCGAAGGCACGACGACCCCGACCACCGGGGCCCCTTCGATGGAAGGCCAGGTAACGCTGGTCGCCGGCGACTACGGGGGAGAGGTCAACACGTACGGCGAGATGTCGCTGGAGCTCCCCTGTGTCGCGAAGCCGGTCCTGAAGACCGCGTGACCCGTGGGAGGGAAGGTAGAGCTCCTGGGCGAGCGCGAGATCAGTGACGCCCTGAAGGGGATTGAGCGTGATGTCACGCTGTACGGCAAGGTCGGCAAGGAAGCTGCGCAAATCGTCGCCGGCGCAGCTGCGTCCTACGGCCCCAATCGATCGGGCGACCTGTCCCGGTCCTACAGGGGCCTGGGCGGCAAGACCCAGGGCCGTGTTGTCAGCCGGGTAAAGCACGGCAAGGGGAGGACCGGCGACACCGGGTACGCGCCGGTCATCGAGTTCGGATGGCCAGCGCGCAATATCGCCCCCCAGAAGCGCGTGGAACGGGCCCTGAAGGCGAAGGAAACGGTGGTACGGGCCCTGTTCGAAGATCACGTCAGG